AGGCACCCGTGGTAGCTCAACAGCTAATCATTGAGAATTTTCTCCTTAGATATGTGCGTTCTCTTGGCACTCAAATGCAAACTACTTTTAGAGAAAAAGTATACTATGCCACCAAGTTCTTACTCTCTGTTGTTATTTCACTTATCAAAACGCTTCTTAAAATGATCGTTTACGGTATCGTTATAATAGCAGGTGCGGAGGTTTTAAATTTTTATTTAAAACTCTCGGATATACCACTGACTAAATTGTTCTTCACTTTAGACACCTCCTCAATTACAGGAATTCATGTCTTTAAAGTTGCAAGAGATTTTGTGCGTATATTCACCCCTTTGCAAACCCCAATAGTCATTATCACTACGTCTATTGTTACAGTGTTTGCCACCAGAATTATCAGACAACAACTGAAAGCTCTGGAGGAAAGAAGGAAGAAGCAACACATCGCTCATCTTTTAGAGGAGTCTCGTGTGAAGCTTGCAGAACTTACTGAAAATGCTGAAAAGTATGAGGGAGACCTCACCAGTAAGGGTGACTGTTTTGTCGTTAATTCGACGAAGGGTCCTCACTGCGTTTATCCTGGTAGTAAGGGATTAACGTATCTCAAAATAGTGAGACCATCGGAAGCTAGAAGACCCCCAGCTGTCAATCATGCCGTAGCAAGAAACGACCCGCCACACAATGAAAATCGTGGAGATCGTCCTCGTCAGGCAGTTGACCCTCGTCCGCAACAACAACAACAACCAAGGCAAGGTGTTAGACAGGAAGCCATTGTGAATCCTGATCTACCTTTGTCCTATACTGCAAAACAAGATGGTCTTATTTCAATTTTATCAATTGATCCTAAGACACGTATGCAATATAGAGTTGGAGAATCTTGCATTATTCAATTCCCAAAGAAGGATAAGACAAGTTTCGCTTATTTCTTACAGACCGACATGCATGTTATTCAACAAGCTGGTAAGAATATAATATTACAAGGTCCAAATGGAAAGAAAGCTTACATTAGTAAGATGGAACCAACAGCCTGGAGCTCTAATGCAGCTTCTGGCGGTGCAGATTTTTTCCTAACCCCAGTCTCCCAGGCGATGTTCAGTCAACTCGGAGCCAAACCTTTCAACGTTGCTTTAAAAATGAGCGGAAATCCTTTCGTCTCAATCGTTGGATCAGGTGGAGCCGTTTCAAATATAACAAAAGAACACGGACTCACAATAAGTTACAAACTGAACACAACTAATGGCCATTCAGGTATGCCATTAAGTAGTAACAAATTAATCACTGGTGTACACCACTCCTCACGTGATGGCAAGAATTACGGATCCTTGCTAGTTCCAATATATCGTATGATAGCTCAAAGACTATCAAAAGATATGCCTGATCAAGATACCAAACTGGAATCTGATGCCCCAGCCATGAATGAATTTATGTTTATGGATCGGTGGATGGAAGAGGAAGCTGACGACTACTTCATGCAAGATGAAGAGTATGAGCTCGATGAATATGATAATTTCGACATCGACTATCACAGAGATGATGATAACAGCAGAGATAATCGTGGCGATGATAATGATCCTCGCACTGACCCAGGTCCTCGTACCGGTCGTAGACAACGACTAAGGGCAGATGTGTCGTTCCAAGACTATAATATGAATATTACTAATGGAACCACTACAGAATTTGTCATAACCGATAATGACATAGATGTTAGTACAGAAATTCTCAGAAATGAGGGTACTTTCACTCGTTATTTAGCTAGTAGAAGAATTGGACGTTATTCCATTGTATCAATGGAAGATTTTACCCAATATCTACGTAATGCTACTACTGCCGAAGAAGCAGATACTCGTTATGAGTATGTTGCTGTCTTCCTCAGTAAATTCGGTAATTCCTTTAGCATGGAAGCAAATAGTGTAACTATTCAACCTGCTTTAGAAGCTCTAGGTGTGGCTTCCCCTCCACTCACTAGAGACCAACCAGACTCACTCAGCCAATTAGAAGCTAGAATGGTACTCTGGGAACAAGCTCAAGCATATTTCGCTCGTGAAATGAGAGAAAGAGATGCTAGAGACTTAGTTGTTCAACAAGAGATCGATAGATCAAGACAGCGACAAGCTGTTTTAGAACAACGTATTAGGGATTTACATGAACATGAGGCTAACACCTCTAACATGAGTGATAAACAAGTACAAGTATCACTGGATATTGACAAATTAAAAGACAATATCTTAAAGTTAACAGCTGAAAATATCCAATTAAGAGCTGCTATTAAAGGACAAACTAAAAGAATTGAGGATCTCGATGAAGATCTCCAACAATTGTCCAATGTACAATCTGTAAACAGTTCACCAGTCCAACAAGAATCAACCGTATTCGAAGTTGTGGCTCAACAAGTTAAGGCACTTATGAACGCTTACAGTGGTGTCAATGATGACTTGACTAAATTAGTTAAAGCTAATAATGAAGTTGTCGCTGAAGTTGGAAACCTCAAATTAATGATTGAGGAAGTCAAACAAGACCCTGCCTCTGATAATGAATCAGTAAGCAGTGACCAACAAGTTAACACCAGACCTCAAATAATGAGTTTAAAAGAGAACTCTGGGGACGAGCAGACCCCAGTCGACAAAACTGCGAAGAAGGTCCAAAATTTGTCTATGAAGACACGTACCGGACAATCTACAACTTTAAGGAAACAGATGCCACAGAAGAAAGTAGAGAACAAGGCTCGCAACGCTACCAAACAATCGGTAGATCGTCAGCCACCTTCTTCGACTCAGGAAAGACCAAAGAATTTCCACAAGAATTCGAACACTTCAAGGAACGCTTCCCACAACTCAACAAGTGGCAGTGGCCTCCCCGTGGTAGTAAAGCAGAAAGAAAATCGTTTACCTACCAGTCTTCCACCCACATCTGTGCTAGAGTGCCAGAGAATCTCCAATCTAAATTAGAGGAGACTTCTAAACTCTACCCTCGGTCAAAGTGTCCCTCCTGGATAGGAAACACTCGTGAAGAAACGCAAGCAAACTTAGATGCTTATGATTTTGACCATCTATTCTCACAAGTAGTGAAAATAGAATCTTCACCAGGGCTGCCTTATAATGCCCTAGCAACCACAAATGCTGAAGTGTTAAAACGCTACAGCGACTTTATTAAAACCATGATCAAGGATCGGATCATGTCTTATTTTTATTACGATCTGTCTACAATGACTTCCCCTTACGAGTGTGATTACGGTTACACTATTAAAAACGCAATCGGAAGACTAATGGCAGATCCTGTAAGGGTTTTTGTTAAACAAGAACCTCATAATGAGTTAAAGATTCAACAACAACGTTATCGCTTAATTAGTAGCATAACCATTGTTGACCAATGCATAGAGAGGTTACTTTTTAGTAACCAAAATGAGCAAGAAATTAGTTCATGGAAAACCATACCTTCAAAACCAGGTATTGGTTTCAGTGAAGACGACACCTTGTTCGAAATAGCTGCTGAACTCCATTCCATTCCTGACGCCTGTCAAACAGATGTATCCGGATGGGATTGGTCAGTTCAAGAATGGGAGATGTTCGCATCGACTAAGCAGCGAATTATGCTAGCTGATTGTAAATGCCAAAATCAGCGAGATATTATGGAACATCTTATGATGGTCCGAACATGCCTTAACGTATGTTCTATCTTTGCATTTTCTGACGGTGAGTTGGTAGTCCTTGATTATAAGGGCGTCCAAAAGTCAGGATCTTATTTAACGTCATCCGATAACTCTCGCGACAGAGTCCTTGCACACTATTTAATTGGTGGAACTAAGGCTGTTGCTATGGGGGATGACTGTGTTGAAACCTATGTCCCAGATGCTATAGAAAAGTATCTAGAATTAGGACACAGAATGAAAGATTATTCTAAGGTTCAACCCGGAGCGAACATTGAATTTTGTTCACATGAATTCCCTCCACCTCACACAAGACAGAAAGCATACCCAATTAATTGGGACAAATCTCTCTATCGATTATTATCCCAACCCGTAGCCCTACGCAATGAGACCATTTTACAACAGTATCAAATGGAGAACAGGAACCTCCCAGGAGGTGATCTTGTCACTCAATATGTTATCGACTCCAATTGGTTGAGGAGATGACAATTAGAGGGTTTATGCTATCCCGGCTGCAGATTGGTTGCAGTCAAAATGACAAACAGTCGTACTGTTAAGGCTTCTAAAGCCCCTACCAGCAAGTTCGTTCCACGTAAGATCACTTTTAAACCCATTCCTAATGGGCAAAAGCTCAATAATGATATGGTGCAACATCTTCCTGGGATTGTTCGTCCACAAAATTTCACTTCCAAGAAGGAAGTGATTAGAGCTCCTGTTTCTAATGGTTTCGTAAGACAACTTAAAACAGAGCTCAGACATGTCTCTTCAGGTAGAGATCGTGTCAAATATGCAGGCTCCACGTATGCCCTCCAGTTGTATTCTAACAATGGAGTTCGTAAAGGTACACAAGCTTCCATATCCTGCGTTATTCCTATGGCTCCGCACTCCTTAGGTTCTGTAGAATTGTCTACAGTTGCAGCCACTTGGCAACGTTATAAGTTTACCAAGTTAAGTGCAACCTACAATCCCCAAGTAGCATCATCCACAAATGGTGGTGTACTTATGGGTTTTGAGGTTATGAGTGAAAATCCTCCTAATCTCCAAGGCTTAGATCTTAAAAGATATGTTCAAGCCTTTAGTGGAGTAAAGGAGTGTAACTCATGGACTGGTATGACCGCAGTCATGCCCAACTCTAATTTCTTGCCATCTTATTTAATCGCAGATCCAAGTTTAGAGATCCAACAATTAGTGCAAGCCCAGCTACTTGTTATCACCCAAGGTACTACGAATGTTTTACTAGGTGATGTTGATATTCATTTTGAAATTGAATTTTTCAACAAATGCGCTCCCCTTGTTACCGTACCCGACGGTAACCAAACTCTGATTTCCACAGCAGCCGTGCAAAACTTCGCTGCTACTAATCCTTTTGTTTGGAAGTTAGCCTCAGAATTCAAGAAATTCGTTGGAATATGGCAACTTACTTTGACTAAAGATTATGATGTATCAGTAGTATGGGACTCGGTCGATGCTTCAACTCTACTTAATGCAGGAAGTTGCCTTTATGGTTTAATTTCTTTCGCAGTAGATAGTGTCTACCTCACTTTATATCCCTCAATTGCAGCAATGCAGTTGGGTAGAGCTATACGTTACCCGGGAGCAACCGCTGTAGCTGCTAGCACTGAACTTCCAGTGTTCATGAGTATTATCTCCAGAATAAACAATGACATCAATCCTCCTATACAAAATAATGAGGTTCTTCAATTGAAGAGTAAACTAGACAGTCATACTGTGCGACATCTGAGAGAAATCGATGACACTAAGAATCTAGCCCACCAAATTAATGGAAACTATCTTAACGACGTTTCCACGCTCACCCCAGTCTCTGACAGACGCTTGGCCTTTAACCAAGAGTACCAGTACATTCAAC